CCCGCCAAGGAAGTGGCACAGATCGGCGCGGCTATCGGGCGCGAGTTCTCGCATGCACTACTGGCCGCGGCGGAAGTGGAACTCCGCGCCGCTTCCCGCCGCCGTGGACCGTCGAGGAAACGGACGCCTGCTTCATCGTGAAGGATCAGGCCGGGCACTCACTGGCGTACGTCTATTTCGAGGAGGAGCCGGGGCGGCGAGCGGCGACGAGACTGATGACTTGCGACGAGGCGCGGCGGATCGCTGCCAACATCGCCAAGCTGCCTGAGCTGTTAATCCGATCCGGCGCTACAATCAGCCGGATAGCCGGAGACCAAAGTACGAAGGTTTAGTTTATTGAGGCCGCGAAGCTGGTTGAAATGTGCCTTAAACAGATTTTTTGAGCGTCTTTCGAGAATGTCGAGAGCTTGTGCGGGCGTCAGTCCCGAATCGCGCTCCCATATGTCGTATGCGGTAGCGAATCCGCGAAGGATGCCCGCGCGCCTCCGCATCCAGTTGGAGCGCCCGGCAAACAATCCCTACGAAAAAAGCCCCGCGCCGAAGTGCGGGGCCAGTCGGAGGTAGATCGCTCTGTGCAAAGGGGAGCACTCCCAACACAAAGCGGCATAGCTTAGCGCAAGTCAGAGCGCCGGGCGAGTGTCAGGCGGCGCTGCCCCTCAATTCACGCGCGTGTCAGGAGGTGGGTTGTCAGGCGAATAGCCAAGCAATCACCGCGGCGGCGGTCCCATGCCACCGCTGATGGGGATAGCGGGCGTGCCGTGGGCAGTCGCCGACACAAGCACAGCCAGCATCACCGGGGCCGTATACTTGGCAAGGCGCAGGATGGCCTCGCGACGTTCGTGGTCAATGCGCTCGCCCTTACCGGACGCGTTATCAGCTTCGCTCATATTTGCCCCCTAAAATGGCCTAGCACCGACACACCCAATCACGCTGCCCGACGTTCGCCTAGGCAAAGCCGCCAAAAAATCATCACTGTGGCGTATGCGCCACAATTTCCTTCGCTGGCAAGAGCCGCACTAGGCGCTCGCATCTGTCCCTGATAAGCAAATCGGCCCCGGCGTGGTGACCGGAGCCGCTAAGGTCGCCGGGCGAGCGGCGCCCGGCGCTGTGAGTGTCAGGCGGCGTCCTCTTCGATTTGCGCGGTCTGCAGCCATCGCCCCTCACGGTCCTGAGCTTTGCTGAGCCTATTGCGGATCGCCTCTAGCGCCTCGATGCTCATTGTTTGCAGCCATGCAACGCCGATTTTCTGCGAGTCGTTAATGCACTCAAGCCCCTCGAGGGCCGCTTCGATGCCGTAGGCGGTGCGGATTGCGTCGTTGAGCTCGTCGATAACGTTCGCGTGGGCGATCTTCGTCATGACGCTGGCCCTCCTGGAATGATGGACAGCCTTCCCGGCGTTCGCCGTTGGCGAAACGGCCAATCGACGAAGTGTACGCCCCAAAGCCAATTGCATCGCCTGCCACATGCGAAGATCGCGGAGACCCTCGGCGATGTTATGGTCCGCAGCCACATCTTCCGTTTCGTGTGGCCGACGCAGACCGACACAATGAAAATTCCGAACGCCTGCAATCTCTGCCACACCGACAAGACGACGGCGTGGGCGACAGAGGCTCTGCGAAGCTGGGCGGATCGCTCGCCTTGGCGGGCGCAGTAGTTCGGCGTTTCCGGGGGGAAACGTCGAACCGACATACACTGGGGGTGCTATGACCCGAGACGGCAGCGCAGGAGCAAGCCTTCTGTTTCGCGAACGCGCGCGCAGACGGATCGCCGCCGGGGTCGTCGTCGGGATTTGTGCAGCCGGTTGGGCGCTACCGGCTGCCGCCTATCGGCCGTTCGACGGCACCGATGCGGCGGTCGCCGACGTCGGCGAAGTCGAGGTCGAATTGCAGCCTCTCGGCGCCGCACATGCGGGTGGAGTGACCAGGGGCCTGAGCGACACCATCGTGAACTACGGCTTCGCAGAGAGATGGGAGCTGGTCCTGCAAACTACGCCGCAGGTGCCCCCGGAAGGCTTTGGTCCAATCAGCGTTTCCAACGCTGCCCTGTTGAAATATGTCGTGCAGCCTGGCGTCCTCCAGGAGAAGTCCGGACCGAGCATCGCCACCGAGTTCGGCGCGCTGCTACCCGCAATCGGCGGCTCCGGTGTCGGCGCGAGTTGGACCGGAATCGTCTCGCAACGGTGGGATTGGGGGACAGTGCACTTCAACCTCGCAGCCAACCTCACTCCGGATCAGCATGCAGAGGTATTTGTCGACACGATTATCGAAGGCCCGAACAAATGGAAGGTGCGGCCGGTCGCCGAGTTTTATTTCGACAACGTTTTCAACGGGGAGCAGACGTACTCCGCCTTGATCGGCGCCATTTGGCAAGTGAACGACAAGCTCTCCTTTGACGTCGCCGGGCGTTACGCCCTGGTCGATGGGCGCCCGGTAAGCGAGTTTCGTCTAGGATTGACGTTCGGCTTCCCGCTTAGTTTCGGCAAGCCATTGTCCGCCCAAATGCCGAACCCGAACTTGCTCGGCCGGCGCTGAGGCGAACCTCGGGGACGCAAGCGCCGAAATCCAGCTGGCGGTATCGCCAAGTAGCCGCTGCGAAGCCGACGTTTTTTCTGAATGATCTCAGACGTCGTCGATTCATGAGACGTGAGATTGTAGAGAGGGATGGGAGGCGGTTCTTTTCCTGCTGATTCGCGCTTTTATCCGTCGTGAGCTGAGGATATTGAGCGAGCGCCAATCTTGGGAGGATATCGTTCCACCCACGCCGCCTGCTCATGATGTCTGACGGCAGGCCAGTTCTCCTTGCGCACTAGATTCGGCCCTGCTTCATCGTGAAGGATCAGGCCGGGCACTCACTGGCGTATCCGATACGTGGTCGGGGCCGCTTGCCCGGCTGTATTGCCTGCGCATCTCATACGTGCCGAGGCGGAATCGCGAATAGCGGATGCTGCTACGCTCGCGCGGCGCCCAGCCGCTGCAGACGGAATTTTACTTCCGAGAATAAACATTATCGGAAGTAAAATTGGGCTCCTACAGTGACCTCTTCTTAGGAGCTTCTGCCGTCAAATGCGCGCATCCGAGCCGGGGCGCTTTGGCCGCGCCAAATCCCAAACCTCGTCCATGGTCATCCCGTTCATGTATCGCACTTTTTCGGGCGGCTTTGGCAAAGCCCCAGCTGTCATCTTATCGAGCACTTGACCGATCAGCCCCAACGCATCGACCTGGTCATCGTGCTTGCCCGCGGGAAAGCTCAAAAGCTCGGCACGGAAATCCGCATACCAGGGCGCTCGCATCGGCACATAGAGGCCGTCCAGCTCCATGCGACCACGGATGGACTGCGCCCGCACTGCCTTGTCGCCGCGGGTCGGAAACTGCGCCCGCGCCACGTAAGCTGCTCGTTCGCGCATCCGCCGCTCGAGGAACGGCCCAACGCCAGCGCGGATCTGCCCGCTCTCTTCAGCCCAGCCGATCGGCTTCCACTGCCGGACCAAATCGCAAAATGTCTCGATCCACTTTTCCGCCGAGGTCTGCGCTCTCCATAGGTCGAGCACATAAATACGCCATTCAGGATCGACACCGACGACTATATGAACTGTGTAGTCGCCGCCGTCCGCAGTCACGGCATAGTCGGACGCGCCATAGACCTTGAGCGTTTCTCGTGGCGGCAAGCTATCATAGGGCCGCAGCCAGTCGGCGTGGAAATAATCGCCCTCGTCGGGTGTCGGTCGTTGTTGGTAAAGCGCCGAAAAAAACCTGGCTGGCGTATTCTGTCTGATACGGTGAAGGGCGTCTATGGGATAAGCCTCCGGCCAAAGAGCCTCGTTCTTTTCCGATATTGCAGGTAGCTCAACAACTTCCCAAATGTCCCCACCTGCAGCCTGTTGGGCCAAGAGTCGGCCCGATAAGTCGTCTTCGTGCATTCGGTGATTGATGACGACAATCGCCCCTTTTGGCATCAGCCGGTTGTAAGCCGTGCCGGTGTACCATTCCCAGACGTTCTTGCGCGTAACTTCTGACAGTGCCGTCTTCCATCGAGGAGTAAGGATCATCAATCAGGATGACGTCGCCGCCGCGACCAAGAACAGACCCGCCAATACCGACGGCGTAATATATCCCTCCAGCCGACGTATGCCACTTGCCCTTGGCCTGACTGTCCTCGGCCAATCGGGTGTCAAATAGCGCGCGATATTCGGGACTCCCGATAATATTTCTAACGTCGCGCCCAAAATCAGAAGCTAATTCCGCTGTGGCTGAGACCGAAATGAATTGCCTGCCTGGGTTTCGTCCCAGCAGCCATGCCGGATAGCGCTTGGATGCCAGTTCGGATTTGCCATGCCGCGGCGGCAACAGCAACATAAGCCGGTCGATCTCCGCGGGGGACAGCGATGTCAGACCACCAGGAGCACCTGCACGAGGAGCTTGAGCACATTCGGGTCGCGTTGGACCAAATGGCATCCGA